GTTCAAGTCGCTGACGTTGTATAAATATAGTTCTTACTTCACGCGCAACACGACCTTGCGCCGCTTGATTTTCACCTACGGTTTCGGCTTCAATAACAATATTGTAATTTGAAAAACCGCCGCGGTTTACTTCCACAACGGCATATTCTCGCTTGTCCGTGTCTAAAATATTTATGACACCTTCAAGCGCAACTTTTGAAGTGTCTGCAATATAAAATGCGCTATGATCTTGTAAAAAAGTTAAAATTTTCTTAGTGTGTTTTGCGTCACCGGCAACGCCGGCTTGAACAACACCGTCGTCATTGTGAATTACAATGTTATTACTTGCAAAGCGATTTATTTCACCGACCGCAAAAGTCCCGTCATTTCCCGCCGCGGTCATATTTGAAAAAACAACATTGTCATTTAAAACAACGTCACCCGTTGGGTCAACCGGCATTGCATAGGACCACCGCAAACAATCAACTTGACCGCCGGCACCCGCCTGTATAATACCGCCGGCATTATAAACTTTTATATTATTTCCCGCTTCATTAATTCCTTTAATTAAAAACTTCCCGTTGTTCGAACCGCCATGACCTGTGAAATGCGCGGTTTCGTCAACGACATACGCCGTTGTGTCAATCGCGCTTCCGTAAGTGTAAACATACCGACCGCATTGAATAGAACCCGCGGGTGCGCCGGTGTTGATAATATTTAAATGTTTTAACCAAACGTTATTCCCGCCTTGGTTTGTTTTAAAAACGGTCATTGCGCCGCCGGTGAACCCGTGCCCTGTTTGTATTAAGGTTTCACCTACAACAAATTCACTATCAACCGAAGTAAGATAAGTAAATACATGACATTTTAAATCAACGGTTCCCGCGGGTGCGGGTTGTAAAACACCTGAAGGGTTTTGAACCACAACGGAAGGAAGTCCGTCATAATTTATTGCTTCAATCCCTTGGGTTGAATTATTCCCCCCCGACGTTGCGCCGGAAATTACAACATAGTCACCGATTTCAAAATCACTATCAAGTAAAGTTGATCCTGAAAAAGTGATCAACCAATAATTTGCACCAAAAACCGCGTCGGGAACCGCGGCAATGCTTTCAATGTTTAAAGTCGGTTTTGCATATGCAATTGATTGCGTGTTTATATTTGCGGTTGCTCGCGCAACACTTAAAGTCGCGCTTGAAGTTGTTGCACGTCCCACCGATTGCGGCACTTCATTAAATTGCGCACTTATGTCTTCAATACCGTGTTGAACTTCTTTGTGTCTTAAAACATCAACTTCAAGCGCGCCTGAAGTTCCGCTTCTTTCTAAGTACAACGCCGCCTTTGTAAATGTTACCGCGGCACTAAGAACACCGCCGTCAAGATATTTTCCGGCACCTTGATCAAGTAAAGCTTTTATTGAATTTAAATAACCGTTCACCCTGAAGGCGATAATGCCGCCCGCCGAACCCGCACCAAGTTGTGCTTCAATATATTCTTGGTTCAATCTTAAAGCGTCCATCAATGTTTGATCAATGGGACTTTTTGCGTCGGTTTGATTTGCGTTTATTGGAAAAGGAAGTGCCATATTATAAACCTTTTAAAAAATTATTTGATAAGATTTTGACCCGTCATTAAAAAAACCGGTGTTTTCACCTATGTAAGCATACCGTGTTTTTTGTAAGTCACTTGCTTCGTCATAGTCACAAAGCTTCACCCTTATTAATACCGTCAACGGCGTCACAAAATCATTTAACATTGTGATAATATTCCCACTTATTGATTGTACCAAATTATTCGCGTCCGGCAAGTAATCAACGGCGGTGTCGTCCCATAAACGCAAACAATCACCTATTTTATAACAAGTTCCGTCGGGAACTTCAAAAGTTTTTTGATCGGTCACACTTACAATTAAAGGTGAAGGACCAATAAAAGGAATTCTTATTCCTGTGTAAGAAGTAAATTCAAGGTTCATTTTTACTTCAGCTTTTCCAAGGTCAACACTCCGTGTCATTACTTCAAGTTGTTGTGCAATTCCAAGCGTTGAACCTTCTTGTGGAATATATCGGTGTGCAAGAAAAACGTCGTCACCGATTTTTATGTCAGACACGTCAAAATTTGCACGAAAAGAAACTTCACCGCGTGCCGTTGAAAGTCTTGACAAAAGTCTTGCGCCGCGCTCCGTTGCTATTGCATTTCCGTCAAGTGCCGTTTTTATTCCTTTGAATTTTAATTTTAATGGTTTTTTTAAACCGAAGGTTGTTATTGAATCGCCGTCTTTAAAAATTTTTGTTGTTTCATATTGTCGCGTTCCTTCATTGTAATCATAAAAAATTTGTACTTCATTTACAACTTTGTCACTTGACAATTTCCAAGTAGGATTTCCTTTTATAGTGTCTTCGTTTATTTCCGGCACCACGTCGGCAAAGTTTACTTGATCAAGGACCGACAAAGAAATTTGCCCGTTCTTGGGAACAATTCGGGTTCCGGTTGCGTTCAATAGTTCTTTTTCTATGAATTTTAAAATGTTTGCTTGTCCGAATGTTATAAGTTCAAATTGTTCATTTAAAAAGAAATTGTCACGAATATTTTCAAACGCAACAATGTCAATGTCTGTTGTTGGTATATTTAAACCGCCATTTAAAACGTCATAGGTTGCGTGATTGCTTCCGTCACCGGTGTTTGACAACATTATTTGTAACATTATGTCAATCGGGTTTTGTGCAACAAATTCAGTCACAAATTGCACGGTTTCACCGACTTCATGGTCACTTGCGGTTGACCCGACAATTCCGCGGACTAAATTTGTTATTGTGTCACCAACAATTCCGGTAAAATTCATGAATTCACCGTTGACGTAAATAATCCCTGAAGTAAATGGTGCAACACTTCCGTCTTCAATATCAAGTGAAAGTGACGCCGGAATAAGTGCGGTTGTCAATCCGCTTTCAGCATTTAACGCCGGTTTATTTATTTCGTGTGTGATTTCTTTACTTGTCACCGAATAGCCGTTTGAAACTTTTACAATTCCCGTGATTTTTGTTTTACTTATTTCCTTATAGTCTAAAAAATCAAAAGGGTCGGCGGGTCCGCGAATAAAGCCGGCGTATGCCGTCACATTTTGTTCAAGAAACATTCCTTCGGTTTTCATTATTTCAACGGTCGTTGCATAATCGGTTGATTCTTCATCTTTTAAAATAAAAGAAAGTGACCCAATGGGTGTTGATGTTTTTCGTATGTCTAATTTAACACCTGAAATTTTTGGGCGGTCAACAACAAGTTTTTCAGAATCAATGACAAGACCCGAATCGGGTTGTTTTATTGCATAATATAATACGCCTATTTTTAAAACAATATTTAATTCAAAATCAAGGTTTTCAAGTTCGTCGGTATATTCGGACATTTAAACCTTCCGTTCCATTTTAAACTTGAAAGAATAAAGGAAATCACCGGCACCGTTTGGAATAGGTCTTTTTAATTTGAAACTTTTATCGGTGAATTTAAAAGTTTGAAATTCGACCTCATCACTTGAAGGGAAGTAATTAAATTCCGAACCGCGTGAAGCGTGATTTAAAACAAAATCAAGCATTTCAACTTTTTGTGCTTCAGGTTCAAAAATGAATTCAACGTCGTAAACTTTCATATTATAATTAAATTGTGTTTGTATTGTCCCATTGTTTGAACGTGAAACAATGCTTGAAATTTTATATGATTCTTTGAACGGGTCACCTTCCGGCGGCGTTGTAAAATTCACACTTTTCGGCAAGCCGGTCCCTTTTTCAATATATTCAATTTTAGGAATAAAGTTCATTTTTATGTTCCTGTTTGAAGTTCGCGGTTTCTAAATTCAGTTGCATCATTTATTCTGTCAATTAAAGTGTCAATCATGCTTTCTTCACCTATAAAATCACCTGAAATATTCACAACAACGTCACCACCGGCGGGCGGGGTGTTCCCACTATTTAATTCACCAATTGCGCGAACACCTTCACGGGTCAAAATTCCTTCACCGCCGTCAACACGAATGACGTTTTGATCACCCGTTTGCGGACCGCCAACAATCCCGCCCGTTTGAAACCTAGCAACACCGGCAACGGTTTGTGCGGCAACAACACCCAAAGAAAGTGCGGTGTTCTTGGCAATTATCGCATTTAAACCCGCAAGGTTCGCGGCAAATACAGCGGGCGCGGCGGGTCCGGCGGTACTAGCGGCATTTAAAGCGGCAAGCGTTGCGGCGGCACGCGCGGCACCGTCTTTCACAAAAATGTCCGCAATCGCAAAACCTTTTGAAATTGCAAGCGCGGCAAATTGATTGTCACCCGTCAAAGCAAGAAGTGCGTCGGCACCCGCCTTTGCAAGTGAAAGTTCACCTTGTTGTGTTTGTTTATCAAGTTTCTTTTTTTCGGTGTCGTATGCTTTTTGACCCTTCAAGCGACGTTTATTATCAAGAACTTCTTGTTTGAATAATGTTTCTTTTTTTATCTTGTCTTCGGTCAATTCACGAAGATCGGCGTCTTTTATCAATGCCGCTTTTGCAAGCAAGGCATCGGCTTTTATTTGAAGTTTTTCGTCTTCCAAAGATTGTAAATCAACAAGTGCATTTAAACGAATTTCGGCTTCAAGTTCTTGATCGGCAATCAATTGTTCTTGCGCAAATGCCGCTTGTTCATTTGCAAAATTTGCGTCCAATTCAGCAATTGCAATTTGCCGTTCAATTATCGCATTTAAAATTTCTTGTGTTTTTGCTTTTTCTTCATCACCCGCGGTTCCGTCTTCACCGTCTTTTTTTGGCGGTTCCGGCGGTCCAACAAATTCGTCTTTTTTAGGCGGTGCAATTTTTATTCTTGCTTGTTGCAACGTCGCAAGTTCTTTTTGAAGTCTTTCAAGTTTTTCTTGTAAATTGTCCGCGTCACTTCCGAAAATACCAAAAAAAGAGTCACCGTCACTTTCGTCTAAATGGTCGCGTGCAAACGCGGTTTCAAAAATGCTTTTATTTAGTTTTTTTATTCGTTCGTCAAGTTCGGCAACATTTTCTTCATTTGTCCCAAGAAATAAGTCACCCAACGCGTCCGAAAAATCAAGCATTAATTCTTTTGAAGTAATTAAAAGCGGCGCAAGTGAATCACCAAGTGTTTTGGACAATTCTTCAAACCTATTATTTGCAATTTTGTTTCTTGATTCCAGTGAACCGAAGGCGCGTGTTGCTTCATCGACAAGCGCGGTTTGTTCTGTAAAAGCCGTATTTGAAGAATCAAGCGCAAGACCTAAACGTTCACTTTGTTTTGCCATTGAAGGAAGAACTTTCAAAATTTCTTCACCGCGAAGTTTAAATTGTGCAAGTGTTCCGTCAATGTCCTTGACACCTGAAAGTCCTTCAATAAATTTTCTGAAAACGCCGACCGCGTCCTTTTCAAACGCTTGTTTTAAATCCGCGCTTGCAATTCCTGAAAGTTTTGAAAGTGTTTGCATTGCAACACCGCCTTCATTAATTGCGTTTTTTATTCCACGAAACGCGCGCCCCATTGTTGACCCTGAAAGTTCCGCACGAATACCAAGTTCAACCATTGTTGTACTTAAACCCAAAACGTCCGCACTTGAAACGTCGAATTGTGCAAGGGCACCGGCAACATTCGTTGCAGTTCCTACAATTTGCGCTTCCGTTGTTTTGAAATTATTTCCTAAAAACGCAATTGAAGCACCGAAGCCTTCAATTTGTTCGACACCTTGACCGGTCAAATTTAATATTTTTAAAATACTTTGCGCCCCCGCTTCACCGGCAATGTCCGTTGATGCTTGAAGTTGTGCCATTGTTTCAACAAATTTTGATAAATTTTTAGCACCTGAAATTCCCAATTGTCCCCCAACTTTTGCCAAGTCTAATAAGGAGTCGGCGGCAAGGGGCACCGTTCGCGCAAGTTTTTGCATGTCTTCGCCAAATGCTTTTAACGGTCGTCCTGAAAGATCGGTCGTTTTTGCAACACCGATCAAAGCCTTGTCAAAACGAATTGCAACTTCAATGCTTTCACGAAGTCCGTTTGTAATTGCGCCGATTGCATTTGTCACGGCAATAGCCCCAAGATTTCCCGCAAATGAAACAAAGGCTTGATTTGTTGCCTTCACTTGTTTTTCAAAAAAGCTAAGTTTCTTGGTTGCTTTTCCCGAAAATCCTTGAATTGATTTCAAAGTTTGGTTTATTGCTTTTATAGCTTTTGTATTTTCAACCGCAAGTTCAACAAGTATTTTATCGGTTGCCATAAATTAAACCTTTTTTTATTTTTGAAGTTCCGACTTTTTAAAATTTAAACGCCGTTCTATCACTTGGAAAACTTCAATGATTTTTGCCGGTTGTTGCCCAAATGTTCCTTTAAATGGTAACACACCCGATTCAAATTTGTGAAATAAGTCGATAAAATAATTGACCGAATAGGAAGTGTAATTTCCGACACACCCGTTGAATTTTAAAGCGGTTTCAACGCGCATGTCACCAAGTAAATAGGACTTTGTTTCAAAATCAAAACAACCCTTTGTTTTTTGTTTGTTGTGTAGTTTATCCGCAAACCTTTTTTTTATTGCGGTGCAATCACTACAATTAAAACCCTTTTCAAAACCCGCTTCAATTGACGCAAATATTTTTATATATTCATAATCTGAAATTCTTGAAACTTCGTGAATTCGGGAAGCAATTACTTCAAGTAAATTATTCTTAAAGTAATTTAAGACTTTTTTTCAACACTTCCTTTTTGCGGCAATATTTCAACACCTTCAAGTTTTTGGCGCGTCAATGGGTGAATAATTTCGTCGGGAATTCCCGAACTCAAATGATTTGCGGAAAAAACCAAATTATCTTGAAACGGTGTGTTAAATAATTCATTCAAATTTTTATCCGTCACCAAGCCTTCAGCGTCGAACTGAAGCGTGTATTCTTTTTCCTTACCATCGACAAGGCAATGTAAACCCGTGACGCTTTTAAGTGCATTTTTGACCGTTAAAAATGAATTTAAAGTAATATCTTGTACAACCCTTCCTTGTTTCATTTTAGTTGTTCTTGAAACAATGTCCGCTTTTTGTTCATAGGTCAATTGACAAAAAGTAAAAACAACTTTCACGTCTTCATGCGTCATTTCAATTTCATATTCTTTTTCAATCGGTTCAACCAAAATCATTTTTCCCCCTAAGAAATAATATAAAAAATAGGACTTATTCAAGTCCTATTTTGTAATTTAAAATGTGTTTTGTCTAATTAAGAAAACGTAATGAAAAAAGTGTCATTTCCCAAAGATTTATGACCGGTAAAACTTACCGCATCGGTCAAAACGCCGTCTTCCGAACCGGTCCCGATTTCTGAAATTCTTGCACTTGGCACATAAAAACCGATTGTGTCCTTTTGTTCCCCTGCAACACCCGTATAGTTATGCGTTGAAGTGAATATTGAAAACGGTGTGTTGTCATCAAAAATTGTAAACAAGTCAACGTTGTCATCTTGCATGTACGGATTGAAACTCCCCGAACATTCAAATTTTGTTATTCTTGACGCAATTTTTCCATTGCAAGACGCCGTACTTGTCAAGAACGCAAGTGTGTTTGTCAAAGAAACGCCGACGGAATTCACCGCAACTTCCGTTGAATCCTTGTAAACTTTTGTGCAAAGAACAACCGGCGGTGTCACACCGTTGTCAGAATCAAACGTCGGTGTGAATAAAGGTGTTCCGACTTCCCTTTCAAAAGAAGTTCCTTCAACTGCAAAATTCACGTCACTTAAAGTTCCGGTTGTATAGTTCCCGATTTCCGCACTTGTTGGACGCATCCCAATAGCTTTTTCCCTTATGGACCCTGCCAAATAATTAGTGATAGAAAGTGTCGGTGCGTCTGATTGATGAAAATAAGTTGTAAATGCGGCAATGTCAACATTGTCGGTAAACGCGCCCGCGGCGGGAACAAGTAAGTCAACGTATGCCGCGCCGATTGAAGAATCAACAACCGTGACCGGTGAAGTGTGGTGTGCGCCCGATTCTTTTACGGTTATAACATCACCGACACTATACTTTGAAATATCGGCGTCTTCAATTTCTAGTCTTGAAGTTGTGTGCCCTGTTTTTGTTGTTGAAACCGTTCCCGTTCTTTTCCCGCCTAGTAAAGCTTCCCAAAGAACACCGGCTTCGGGCGCGTTGCCTTCAACACCGGCACTTTTTAGTTCGACCGGAACGGACCCACTCATTGATTTTGTTCCAAGTAATGCCGCGACCGTTTCAACGGTTGAAGTTCTGTTTGACCTAGTCAAAAGTTCCTTTTGCGGTGAAAATTCCAAACCTTCGGAAAGTGATTCAACGGCGGCACTTGAACCTTGTTCCGGTTTATAAACCGCTTCCGTGTCTTCTTTTTCGATGTAAACAACACCTTCGTCTGCAATTAGTCCTATTCCCATGATATTTTTCCCTTTTAAATTTAATTATTTTTAAATCTATATTGTATATTTAAATTCAACCGCAATGCTACACCCATATTATCACCCAAAACTTCAGGAATTTCAAATGAACTTCCGTTTATGATCATAACTAAATTCGTCGGCGTTGCAAGGACAAGTTTTTTCTTTTGCATGTCCTTCAATATTGCATGAAGTTGTGCATACATTTTATTTGTTGTGTCTTGAAGCGCGGCGTCGTCGTCTTTTAAATTAAATTCGTCGGATAATATTATCTGAAAATCATGGTTCATTGTTGTAAAACCGATTGCACGACCTTCGGCAAAACTTGCGCCTTGTGAGATTATACCAAATTTTTTAATAAGTTCACCGCACGCGTTCATGTCAAGATTATTTGCGTAATATAATTCCGAATAATCCGGCAAAATACTTTGAATTAAAGTCTTACTTGCATCAACAATTTCTTCAACTATATTTGACATATTAATCCAGAATCAACTCTATCAATGAAACTTCTTGAATTTCATTGTCATTTGCAACACCGTCGTCGTTTATATCTAATTTTAAAAGATACGTTTGAAAAAGTTCATTAAACTTTGACATAAATCTTTTACCTTGAACGTCCCACTTGTCACCGCCTTCGTCACTTAATTCTTGTAAATAAAAAGTTCCGGCGGTCAAATATGCGGCGGCAAGCCTAAATTGATCAACTTCAAGGAAATCAAATTCAGTGATTGAATTCATTACGGTTCCAGTAATTAAAGAACCCGAAACGTCACTTGTAATTTTTACGTTGCCTTGATTGTTTAACATTTGAACAATTAAATCTTTTGCAAGGTTTATTTTTGAAATCAAGCTTTTTCCGTTGTTCAAACGTGAAACAATATTTGACCGCACTTGTTCAACGTCATTTGTATCACATAAAACAATTCCGACACCGTCAAAGGTTGTTCCTACATCAATATCAACGTCAACTTTTAATTCAACATAAACTTTTTCAATGGTTTCAACGGTTGTTTTAATTGCGTCGGTCGGTCTTTCAAAAGTTATAAAACCCGATTCCGTGAAACCGTTTGTTTCGTCACAAATTTTTAATGTTTGCACGCCGTCCGCGTTTGTGTATGTTGCACTTATTGAAGCCGGTGTTGTATTCACAACACTTAATTCAAAGTACATGACATTAAATGTTTTTCTGAAGCCGACAAATAAAGTTTCACTTGCAAGTAAAGGAATTGTTTTTGTTCCCTTCGTGAAGTCTTTAAGTTCTTTTGAAACGTCGGTTGTTTCGTGAATTATTGTAAAGTGTTCCATTTTATTTTTTTCCGTCAAATTAGTACATGAATAATTTTACACCAAAAACAAGTAAAAGAAAATTATCTTCCTGAAATATTCAATACCATTGTTTGAAGTGTGGCATTATCTGTTGATTCAGTATTTTTTACATAGATTTCTAAAATATCGTCATGCACAAACGGAATCAATCCTTGAACGATGATGTCCATGGGTCGTCCTTCGTCTAAATACGACACTGTTGACAATTCATTAAGAGCAACTGCATTTTTAACAGGAACAACTTGATAGATGTCTCGCCCGTTTTGTGCCTTTTCCATCGTCATTGAACCAATTAGCCGAATCACAATGTCTTTGGCTCCATAATATTTGAAGCTACCATCGACACCATTATAAGTTGTCGATGCGCTTGAGCTTGTTATTGTTTCGCCAATTGTAAAATATTGGGGTACACTTGAACCGTCAACTATATATTTAACATAAATATAATTATTTCCCGCGTCGATTGACTGAATTTTTCCGGTGAACCCTGAAGTCCCGCCGGTGATTATTTCGTCAACCAAAAAACCCGTCACGTCCGAAACTAAAATTCTACTTGAAAACAATAAGTTTTCGGAAGTCTTTAACGTGTTGCCTAGATTTAATTTATATAAGACATTCTGAGTTGCGATAACTGTTGCGAATGTTTGTAAAATGTCTATTGTTCCTTGAATACTTGGAGTGTTATCCGCTATTCCTTGATTGCCTTGAATGTTATAAGTTTGTAGCTCATTATACCCAACACTTGTTGGTCCAAATATGCCGCCGGACGTGACGCCGGAAGTTATAAAAATATTTCCCGACACATTTCCAAGTGCGGTTGTACTTCCTTCCTCAATGACCGCGGCAAAACCGGAAGTTCTTGGGTGTAACGTGTTCCCGTTGAAATTAAAAGCATTGAAACCCGTCGGGATATAAGACCCGACACCGCCGGTTTGACCGGACCAATTATCACTTCTTAAAGTGATCATTGTTGAACTTTGGTCATTCCACAAAACCGATTTATTATTTAAACCTTCAAAAGACAATGAATTTGAAATTTTGTATCCTTCGTCCCAATTGACAATCAAATTGCCGTTGAAATTTACGGTTCCAAAACCTTCCGTGAATCCTATCGTACTCCCCAAGCCGTTTGCACCGCCGGTCAAATTACATTGCGTGATTGCAAGTCTTTTATTTCTTCCTTGGAACGGGTCAACCGAAGGGTTGATTGTATAATCAATATTTGTTGCCGCTATAAGTGTGCCGTTTGCGCAAGAAAAACCAAGTTTATCTAAAATTAAATTATTGTTATCTGAAGTTATCATGTTACCGGTTCCGGTATAAACAACAATATCTTTTTGCGGGTCGTGCCCGCGTAAAGCTGAATTTATAGCGGTCACAATTCTATCGGTTCCGATGTTCGTCGTCCCCAACAAAGTATAGGTTGTGTTATCGGCAAGCGTTATCACACCGGCAACCGCCGCCGGTAAACTATCAACCGGAATTGTGTGAACATGTAGTGCGTCTGCGTTTGAACCGTCCGTCAATGTTTCAAGTTCCGCGCCGGTTGCGGTTGTGTCGGAATGACTTGCAATTGTGTGTGATGAAGGCGGTCTTGACGCGGACGCATCGTCAAGCGTTGCGTCGGATATTTTAGAATTTAATTGTGCTAGGGTTGCCGCGTTGTGGTCCGCGCCCGCGAAGTCATGAACTTGGTTGTGATGGTCGTCGGGTGTTTGTCCCGTTGTTGAAGCGTGTGCGGTTGGACCAACGCCGCCGGAGTGACTATGAAGTGCATCGGCGTTTGAACCGTCTGTCAAAGTATTAAGTTCTGCGCCCGTTGCGGTTGTGTCGGAATGACTTACAACACTATGTTCAAAATCTGATATTGAACTCTTTAATTGCGTGCCGGTGTGTGAACTTCTTGCGGTCGCGTCAACGTCCGGCACGTTTGACAAACCCACTTGCGTTTTTGTTACCGTGTGCGGGTTTGAAGTGCTTGACCTATGCGCAGTATTTGCCGCAACGTCACTGTCATTTTTAACTAAGTTTTGCGCGGTGATTTTTTTTGTTGTTTTTGGTAGTGCGCTGTCATCAACGACCACCAAAACGTCAACGTCTTCAATTGTTGTAAGTTCTATTAAATCACTTATTTTTTCATTTGCCATGATATATATATCCTTAAGGAATTAACCTTGAATTAATAGTTTTCCGTCGTCTTCAAGGTTAATTATATCACCATTTTCTTGAAGTAAAAATGACGCAGCGACAAGTTTTTTTACGGTAAAATCTTTTTGTGATATTATGTTTAATTCAATTTGAAATTGTGTGATTCCTGCAAAATAATAGTCTAATATATATTTTCCACTTAAATTAAGACCGGCGGCAATTTCGTCATAAACTTCACCGACAAGAAAACCCGATGAATTCGCTATTGAAAAAAGTGTGTCATAAGTGATAGTATCACTTTGTAATGTTCGCACAACAACAAGACCTTTTTCGTCAAGACCGAATTGTTGTTGTTCCCTTGTTTCACGGTGAACGTCTTTAATACTTAAATATGATTTTGTTGGTGTTCCCAAAAATTACACCTTTTTCTTTGTTCGTTTTTTTGTCTTCTTTTTTATATCTTTTATTTCTTCCTTTAATTCCTTGCCGCGCATACGATACTGCAACGGGACTTTTGTTTGATCGGTATAAAACCAAGCAATCCACGGCGCGGACGTTGAAACCGAAACAACTTCAATTCCTTTGTTCATTAAAATTCTTACTTGATCAAGTTTTTTTTCAAGGTCAAGTAAATTTCTTCCTTCCACAAATGTCAACGCCCGATTTGTCATGTCCATTTTTTAAGTCCAAAAAAAGGGGACGTGAAGTCCCCCTTTATTTAAGTTAAATTATTTATTAAACAAGTCCGGCATTTGGTGATTTAACAGACTTCGCAATCACGAGTGAATCCTGCTCCACTATGCCATATTTTGTGGTCGATTTCCAACCGATATTTAAAAATCTCTGAAGCTTGTCAAATGGTCCTGAAATCACTTGTGTTCTTGTTTGTGATTCAACCTTTCCAAAGGCATTATAACCCATAAAGTAAGAATTGTATGCGTCGGACCCGTCACCCAATGCACCGGCGGCAACAACAGTTGATAAGTTGTCCCTTATAATACGAAAACCTTTAAACATTCCAACTTCATTCCTAAGGACTTCGGAAGGTGCGGCATATTTGTGCGTATCTTGCCAAGAACCCGCCGCCGTGCCGCTTCTTAGTGAAGCAATCACGTTGTCGTGCATGATACAAACAAATTCACCGTTTGCTTGTGGAAGTCCGATTGAACTTCGGTCCGCAAGTGCTGAATAGGCTTTTTCTAAAAGTAAAGCGTCAACTTCGTCGGCGGCGTCCATGTCACCAAGACCGGTTGCGTCGCCCGCAAATAAAATTCTTGAAGAACTGTCAAGTGCTTGAAGTGCAAGTTTGTTGTGAACACGTCCCGAATTAATTCCAACAATTCGCGCCGCCGCAATGTTGGTTTTCCCGCCGCTTTGTAAATTTGAAAGTGACGTGCTTGTAATTACATCACCATATTCGACCGGTGTAAAAATTACTTCACTGTCTGACATTGCCGTGGAATCAGGGTCTTCCCTTTCATTCAACGGGGTTGTGTTTAATGGCATTTGATCATATTTCGGAAGTGAAATTGATTTTGCGCCAATATCTTTTTTATACGATGCAAATTGATCGGCAACACCCATTGCGGCTTGCGCAAGAATAAATTGTGCATCAAATTCTTCAACTGCTGAATTGTCAAGTTCCGCGGTTCCCGTCATTACTTGTGTGAAATCTGCCATGATAATTGTCCTTTTTTATAGTTTATAAAATTTTAAAGTCTTCCGTGTTTTAACATTACGGCGTCCATTTCTGTTTGTGACTTGCAAGCCTTAAGTTCTTTTGAATATTTTTCAATATCACTTAAAGGTTCGTCAAGTCCTTTTCCGTCCGGTTTCTTGTCTTCCGTTTCGGGTAGTTTCGATTTTGTAAAAAAGAAACTATGTGTTTCACGAAGTTTTCCAACAAAGTCTTCAACACCGTCAACCGTTAAAGCGTCGTCGTCAACTTTCAAAAGGGCACGGTGTTCTTTGACGTTTAACATTAAGTCAATTGAATTTCCGTGTGCATCGGGACAAGCCTTTGCAAGCGCACCTTTTAGTTTTTCCGTCAAGACGGTTGATTTTTGAACTTCAAATTTCTTTTGCAATTCAAGTTTTTCATTTTTTTCAAGGTCAAGACGTTCTTGAAGTTTTCCTTCATCTTCCATCTTTTGCTTTTCCGCTTCGGTCAATTTACCTTCAGCTTCTTGCGCCCTTGTTTTCACTTTCGAGTTCTCACTTTCAAGTCTTGATTTGCTTGCGGTCAAGTTTTTAATTTGTTCCGCTTGTTCTTCCATTTGTTTTTTTAGTTCTTCAATTTCCATCTTTTTCAATCCTTCGGCAACCTACGTTGACCAAATTGCGCAACCTACGTTGACGCGTGTTTATATTATAACTAGTTTTATATTATTGTCACTTATTCTTTTTGACAACAAAAGAAACCGACGCGTTCAATATGTCTTTAATTAAACGTGTTATCTTAGTATTAAATTGTTCCCCCGATTCGGTCGGCAACATTCGACGCACCACGCCTTTACGACCCGCACCCAAATTATTGTGTATATACGCAAGAAAGTGTTTAAATTGAATAGATAAAATTAAAAAAGGTCTTCCACTTATAGGGAATGAAGTTGCGGCAACGGTCAAAGATTTATGAAGTTTTCCCGATAATTTTAAATTAACAGGTGAAATTGATTTTGACCCTTGACTTGTCACGTCGGTATTATTGAAGCCTTCATTCACATAAACCTTGTGCGGTCGTCCGCTTTTGTCGGACCTCCAAATAAAAGGTTGTCCCGAATCGTCAAGGTGTGGTTCTCCCCTTATCGCGTCTTTATAAAAGTCCGAATATTTTTTAAATTTGCCTTCACCGCGGACCGGTGAAACACCGCTATTCAAGTCATCAAGAATTCTTCTTTTAATTGGTTTCGGTGCAATTCGCGCAAACCTTCGGTTGACCGCGGGCACGAACCGCTTCATGTTTTTTAAATCAAGTTTTATTTTTGCCATGTCAAAGCGTCCGTTCAAATTCACGTCTTAAAAGGTCAATTATATTTTCTTCATCAAATAAATTACTTTGTGTTTCAACACGCGTTTCTTCAGGTGTGTCTTCAACCCTTGTGATTGTAACACGGTTCTGTCTTTGAACTTCAGGGTCAACCCTATGTTCATTTAAAATTTTATCTATACCATTCATTATTGACTTTTTAAATGATTGACTTGATTCTGGAATATATCGTCTTTTTGGAAGTGCTTTACGTTTATTTTTTCCCGTTCCCCAAGTTGGTTTTTTTGCGTCCGCGGAAAATTGATTATGTCCGTCCGCTTTTTCGATTTCGGGGTTCTTTGACGAATATCCGACCTCAATTGTTGCGCCTGTTTTGTCGTTTAATTCCAAGGCTTCCATTAAATCACCTTCAAGTTGAAGGTTTGCAATTGAATTCCCTTGTTTTTCATCTTTTGAATATTTAGGGTTTAATGTTTTAAATGAACCTTCACCGTGAACGGGTGATTTTCCCCTTGATACATGCCTTTGAATTTCATTTTCAAGGAAGTCAAGCGCGTCACGTTTCGCTTCCTTCCGTTTATTTCTTGGAATATCTTTTAAATCAAGATCAAGGCGTTTCAATATCTTCGTCATTTGCTATGCTCATAAGTTAACGACAACAACGCGACGACAAGAATTGTTTTTAATATATCAAAAAATAGTTGTTTAAATTCTTCATTCATTTGGAGCTTCCACAATTAAATGTTTTGCATGGAATTTTTTCCAAGCTATACCGGCAAACGCAAGCGAATACGCCCAAGGTGCCTTGTAAGCTTCAAAATAATTACACGCGGTTTGTTCAATCCACGTTTCTTTGTAGTGCTTGAATTCCCTTAATTGTTGCCTTCCATTAAATTTATTCATCGTCAACCGAACTTGTTAAATGGTAATTATCGCAAAAATTACAAAAATAAACACGCATTTTCCTTCCATAAGTTTTTTTTATTTTTATCGCCTGTTGTGTCGCAAAGTTGTGATTTGTAAAAGTCTTTTTGTTTCGACACACTTCATTTTGTAATCTTTCAAACTTCTTTTTATTTTTCGTCTTCCGTTTCGTCGTCGTCATTATTTTCTTCCGGTGAAAACAATTCTTGATTGCGTTTAAGTTCTTCGGTTTTTATTTCCCTAATTCTTTCTTCACGTTCTTGCGCGTCGGCGTCACTTAAATTGGGGTCAAGTATTTGGTGTTTTTCCCAAGGAAGTGATAAACCTAAGCGGTCACGGGTTTCAATATTTGAGAGGGTTTCTGCGTCGGAAATTAAAACGGTTGGTTTCAAAAACGTGACGTTTAACTTTTGATCTTGTTTAAAAGTGTTTTTATTTAAAGCAGTTTCATGCGCAGACAATAATTCAAACACACCTTGTTCCGCAAGAACATAAACACTTTGATTGTTTTCAATTTCGTCTTGAACGTCTGCGCCGGCAAGTATGCGGTCAAAACCTGAAGCAAATGAATCGGCGTCTTGTCCTTGAATTGAAGACCCGTTTGAAATTCCGTGGTCATCAAGAATGTTGACCGCTTCAAATTTAAGTCCGTCCAATTGGTCCGCAAGTGCGGGGTTTGCATTTATAAAACTTGCCTTTGTTTCGGGCGCGTTTGGTTTCGTTGATTGTGGTAAATCAATAGCGGTGTGCATACCGGTGTGCAACTTACTTTTTGCCTTCATTGAATCGGGATAGCTATAGGTCAAAATTCCGTGACCTTGCGCCGCGCTTGCCGTCTTATAATCTGAAAAACTTACGTTCCATGAGATTGATTGATCACTTAAATTTGACGGAACAGGGTAATCAACGGCGGTGTCTTGACTTTCAAAATGTATTGGAAGAACACCGGCTTCATTTTTATTGTCTTTGTTTTTTTCATTTAAAAGAATTTCAATTTTTATTGCAGAACCTTCACCGTCGAATTGTGCACGGGCACGAACAAAGTTTTTATCGGACCAAACAGAATAAATTTTTGATTCCGCGCTTGTGTCTGCTTGACTTTCGGCGGTCACGGTTTCAACACCGTCGGCAAAAGAAGAACCTGAAGTTGTTTCATTATCGGGATAAGATAAAATAAACACTAGAGGTTTTCCGGTGACTTCATCACGAACAAGGTCATATTCATAAGGTGCAAGTGCTTGTAAATTATATTTTTCGTTATCATTTAAATATTTCAACCATAGGCAAGCATATTTATGTAAATTAAATATGCGGTCGAATTCCTTCCACGCCCTTTTGAAACCGTTCGCGCTATAAATTTCTTCAAGTGCTTCGGTTTCTTTGTCGTTTGAAGCGCGGCGAATGGGGTCTTGTTTATATGCCTTGCTAAGTTTTTTTATTACTTTTTTTACAATTGATAAATCACCGACACGAAACTTGTTGTGTGTTTTTGGGTATAGATTTTTTAATTCGTCTTTTACATATTGTTTTTGATTGCCTTCAAGACAATTAAAAGCCTTCCACGCGTGAAGCTTGCGGTGCTTGTTGTCACTTGATTCAACGTCTTCAATAATTATTGCAAGGTGTGACGGATTTAAAATATTAAGTTCTTTATTTTTCATTTATAATTCCTTTTAAGAATGTCCTTCAATTGAATTTGTCATTTCATAATCGCCTTCAATGCACGCAAAAATTCCATAAGTCACGGCGTTTGACATGTCTTGTCCTTCCGTGTTTTGGTCTTCGGTATAATTTACACCGTCTTTCAATTGTGTCTTTTGAAAACCGTGGTCAATATTTTCACAACGCTTGTCAATCTTAATTTTAGACACCTTTTTCGCATTTTGCAATTGTCCGTTGGTTATATTATGGCGATTACGAATTGACGGGTTTGCTTCAGGAACTTGAATGTCATAGTCAAGCATTAAAGAATCATGCCTTTCATAGTTCGCAATAAACTTTTCAATAATATCATAATCGGAATATATTGACTTACTTGAACCGTAGCGACCCGACGCATCACCGTGAATAATTATTTCGGGGTTGTGTTTGGTGTCAAAATATCCCTTATCACACCATAGTTCAATGACCGCGCTTGTTCGCGCACCTTCAACCGCAACTTCATCAATAAATATAAATGACTTTGTCCTTGGGTCGAATTGAAACAAACATGAAGACATTGGTTTTCCTTTTGCAATGTTGAAGTCAAAACTTAAACGAATAGGAAGTTCGGGGTCAACTTCAGTGTCTTCAAGAACAAAATGAATTTCGGGGTCGTAAGAATAATAAATAATGTCCGTGTGAATATGTATCCATTGACCTTCAAGAAGTCTTAAACACATTTTTTCGTCATACTTTTCGCGTAAAGAATCAATATACCATGAAGGAAGAAACGGGTTGTCTTCGGTCCTTGAATAGACGACATGGCGGTTTGCAAACTTCTTTGAACCCTTTATGAAGTAGTCGTGACAATAGTGACTAGGTGAATCGGGATTTGTGGCTAGGATTGAAAGACATTCTTTTTCTGCAATATGTTTTATTCTTCCAAGACGACCAATTGCTTCAGTGTAAAAACCTTTGAATTCTTTGTTGTCGTTTTCCGTTGCTTCCTCAATTGCAAGCATTGAAATGTTTACCGACCTAAATTTTTTATATTTTTTATCGTGCCATGATCTTGAAATGATTTCACTATGGTATTTTCCATCGACATAAAACTTGATTGACGTCGCCGTAAGGTTCACAACAAAGTCGTCATGTTCCATAAATGAACCGTCAAGCATTTCAAGAATAGTTTGAAACAATGTTTCTTTAAGGTCCGTCATTGCCTTCCGACCTATAAGCACACGCGCACCTTTGAATTCCGTTGCGTGTTTAATTATCAACCAAGCAAGCAAACAACTTTTTGCGCTTCCAATTGTACCCGACAAAAGAATTTCATGCGGTCCCATTGAATAATCAAAATAAGTTTTTACATTTTTTATTACTTTGTATTGATAAGGAATTAATTCAGGATTAAATTCAAAAAATGAAGGTGTTGCGGAATCACTTACGGGTGTCTGAAGTTGCGCACCCATTAAATTTTTTCAACGTCTTTTTCAAGTGTAAAAGCAAATGTTTTTTTTGCGTCTTCCGTTGCTTCAATAGCAACTTCTTTTTTGTCCGCATAATGTTTTGGGAACATGTTTTTTGTAAGGAACAACCAAGGGACCGCATTAAATTGTTTACCCGCGTTTATTCCCGCAAAACCTTTTGCTTCCATGTGGTGCATACGATGCACTTCACTCTTTTTTATAGCTTCGGAAAAGTCAAGGTGTTTTTTTTCCCAAGCTTGCAAAGTATCAAAATCAATATCAAGTAAAACACAAAGACTTGCACGTGTTAAACATTCACCCGTTTTTGATTTTTCAAGAAGTAAAGCGCAAAATTCTTTTTTGTATTTTGTCGGTCGTCCGAACGTATAGCCTTCAGGCATTTCTTCACCCTTTTCAGGACCGGACTTTTTTAAAACCTTTTTCTTTGTGCTTTTTTTTGTTGGTTTCTTTTTTGTTTTTGTTTTTTTAGTTGTCATCAAAACAGTTTACCTAAATATCAATAACCAAGCAAAATAAAAAATTATTGTCAACGAAGTAAACGGGTCAAGTAATAACAAAAACCGCGTCAAAATGACAAGGTGCTTTAATTTTAAATGAACCCGCGCTATAAACCGATAATATTATTGAGGAATCAAGCAAACCGCGGGTTCAATGGGTTCATTTGACCGTTTTAAAACCTTTTTTTACTTTCTTACCCTCTCTTTTATTTTATTTTAAAAATCAATCCCTATGTAAATAGATTATAAAGGGTTAAATGAACCCATGTTTTGCGAAACGGTGCATTACTTAATTGTTTTTATTGACTTCAATGCGGTGCAAGTCGCGGGTTCATTTTTCAGTAATTCGGAGCGTCCAACGCAAAGCCAATAATAAATTTTGTTTTTCTTCCCTTCACGCTGCGTTCCATTATCTTGACGCGGTTCTTCGTAAGTCGTTTTGAAAAAGCAACTTTTGAAATTTTTTGCCCGTTGCGTTCGTCTTCATTGTAAATTTCAAAGGCATTAAAAAAGTCTGAAAACAAAACTTCGTCTGAATTATTTCCCGTTTTGACACACCCGTTCTTCAAAAAGTCACCAACATTATCAGAAAAAACCCGAACGTCTTCAACACGGTCGTCAACATATTTTGATTTTGTGAACCCTTTTTGTTTGACAAGTCGTTCATATCCTTCAAGGCATTTTATAAATATTCCTTCAAGTTCCGCGTCAAGCTTCCCGTCAATATCGGGGTCAACCCGATCTTTGTGAACGTCTTCAAGGTCATAATCCCACGGTGTAATTAATAGCCGCCGCATCATACCGGTTGTTGTGTCGGATATATACGGCATTTCATTATAGGAAATAATTAATTTTGCAATGTTTTCAAATTGAAATAAATCCCCATATTTATATTGTGCTGTTATTGTTCCGTCACCCGTCAAGTTCTTAAAACTTCCCGATTGTTGTTTAAATGATTCGGGCGGTTCTTCCTCACTTATATTACACAATTTACCATGAAGACTTGACGACGCAAAAACGGACGCACCAAGTTCTTTAATTGAAACTGTTGAAACATTTGTAAACCCAACAAGTTTTTTTAATAGTTTTAAAAATGTTGTCTTCCCGTTTTTACCGGCACCGTCAAGAATTAAAGCTTTTTGAAATTTATAAGGTTCGCCCGATAAAATAAAACCTAAGTATTCATGAAGAATGTTTTGAAGACATTGACGGTCAAGCGTCACGTCTTTTATAAATTGGTCCCAAGTTGGGCACGTTGCCGCCGGATTATAATTATATTTTAAACACGAAGTAAAATAAATTTCGGGTGTATGCGGTTTCAATGTTTTTGTCTTTATGTCAAGAATTCCGTTCTTCAAATTTATCATGCCGGTTGTGTCTGCAAAGTCAAAAATTCCGTCATGAACATAATTTGTTCGGGTCACAAGACTTTTAAATTCAGAACATTCATTTTCATTTGCCATTGGAAAAAATTTAGTTTGCGCAAAGTTTTTTATTTCCATTTCGTTGGTCATTCTGTAATGGGTGCCGGTGTAAACGTAAGTTTTTTTCATAGTACCTACGGACTTATGATGTTTGTCACGTTGGAAGGCAAGCAATAAATCACCGTATTGTCTTTTTATGCCGCCCTTTGGTCCAACAATTGTGAAACCCATTTCTTCGGTTCCAATATGTTTATTTGATTTTAAAAGAATAGGTGAAGTTATTTTCCCAAAGTAAGGGCACTTTTGACACTTACCATAAATGTCATCAATACCCGCACACGTTCGCGGTCCCGAAGCACTTAGTGCTTGATCAATTTTTTCAGTTTTATCAACCCGATCAATTGAAGGACTAGAAAAATTAGACATAAGACGATAGGAAGTGTCATTGTTATCATGGAAATGAGCAGTAATTGACAACATAGCATACATATGCGGTTCATGAACTTGTTCCGGTGTTTCTTGTAACCATTTAAAAAAGTCACACTTTTTGAGAATTGTTTCGGGGTCGGGTTTTGCAAACTGTCCCGCTTTAAGAAAATGATTTGACGGTTCTTTGTCACCAACGGTTTCAAGTTCAAATTCTTGGGGCAAGCAAACGGCGTTTTTGATTTCACATTGTTTTTCACTTACAACACCGCCTTTTATTTTTAGGTTTTTTGTAAAAGGAACACGAAGAATTCGCGCAAAGTCCCAACATGTCGGGTCCATTTTTAGCTTCATGCCCGCTTCATTAAACTTTTTTTCTGCAATATCACACTTTCTTTTATAGCCTTTTTTAAGATTTTTATATTTTACTTTGTCTGTAATCATTTCAGGAATTCGAATATATACATGAATTCCGTTGCCGGAATAAACACAAGCGGTTTTTTCAGGGTCAAGTTCAAGGACTTTGCAAAGCTTTGGAAAATATTCGTCAAGTCGGTCAAGGTCAATTCCGTCAAGATCAAATGCAATATGTTCTTGTGATTGAAAAGACTTTTGACTTCGTGTTCCTTCCAAGTGATGCGCGACCGTGAAGAAAACATTGTATTGTTCATCTTTTTTTAAATATTTTTCAGTCACAAGATCGGCTTGAACACCCGCAAACATTGCTTCAAGTGTCTTATAGTTCCAACCGTTTATAAATTGAAACCCTTTATTATCCCGTAAAACACCTAATTGAATCATTGATTCCCCCCAAATAGTTTGTAAATGTTGAACAATTAAAGTATAAGAAGATATACTCTTTGCAAAGCTTTTTGTCTTTATTTCCCCCCAAGGTTTTAAATCACTGAAACTTTGTAAAGAGTATATCTTTTTTAAAATAGTTTGACATTCAACACGCGACCGTGCAATAAAGTATTTACTTAATTATTTGGGGGGAACAATTAAAACATTTATATTGATAATATTTTTAATAGTTCTTATCTTAAATTTATACTAATTTAGTCGGTTGAATTTTTTGCCGGTTGCCTTATAATAAAAGGATGAATATAATATTTCTTTTTATATTTCTTCTTTTGACTTCAACCGCTTGTAAAGAATTCGCCGTCGATGAAACCGATTGCAAATTACTTGAGTGCACGGTTTGGAGATGCGAGTGCCATTTCAAATAAAAGGTAAAATTATTGAAGGACCAATTAAACCCGACACCGTGCCGGTTGTGATTGTTCAAGACCCGATTGCGTTTCAATGTTCACGTTGTTTGGTTTGGTCAAAATATAAAGACGAATACAATTTTAAAATGCCGCGGACATGGACCGACGACAACCGCGGTTTTACTTGCGGTGATTGCAACAAAGGAAAAAAATAAATGAAACCTATAAAAATATTAAAACTTTATAACACAAAACAAAAAATGAATTTAGCTTTTAAAGAATTATCGGTTCAACTTGGCGGCGTTTCAACAATTAGAAAATCGAATAAAATAATCTATATAGGTAAAACACAATATTTTTTTACATGCGTTGATCAATTACATAAGTATGAATTTCATAATTTTAACCGCGTTCAAGTTGAAGAAAGACTTCCAAGCGGTGCCGTTGATTTTATTTGTCGTCGCGTGGTGAATCAATGAACATTGTAATTTGGGCGGCGTTTATTAGGACACTGTCAATCACACCGGCGCAACAAACGGACCTTACAACGTGCATGTACTACGGAAAACAATACCCGCAAGAATTAAATTCACATAGGTCTTTTTGTCAATGTACAAAAAAACTTAAAATCTATAACAAAGGAATTTGCAAATGAATATCTTACACACGCTTACTTTTACATTTTGGTCTTATCCGTTGTGTTTGGTTGTCATTTTATTTTGTTCGCCCTTCATGTTGCTTTCACAAAAATATGAACTTTATGAAGTTCGTGAAACAATCGACGAATTGAATGACATGCTTCGTGATGTTTGGACAATTTAAATGAATTATAAACTTAAACCGTGGAAGCACCAAAGAAAAACGATTGAACATGTTCTCGATAATAACCTAGACTTCTTTGCGCTTTTTTATGAAATGGGTGCCGGAAAAACAGGAACCGCAATAAATATTTTCAGGGGAATTTGTAACCGTGAAAAAAGAATACCTTTGTGTTTGGTCATTGCACCTGTTGTTGTTCTTGAAAATTGGAAGCGTGAATTTTTACTTCATTCAAATATAAATCAAAAAGAAATTGAAGTTCTTCACGGTTCCGGTAAAAAACGGGTCAAACTTCTTACCGAATCGCGGGCAAATATATTCATTACAAACACCGACGCATTGAACATGAAAGAATTTTGGGGGACCGTGGAAGCTTACGGTTTTGAATTTTTAATTGTTGATGAATCGCATAAATTTAAAGAACATTCTTCAAAGCGTACAAAGACAATGTTGAAGTTTGCAAAACAACCACAATTGAAGTTTCGCTTCATTCTTACAGGTTCACCTATTTTAAATAGTGCCCTTGACATTTGGTGTCAATATCAGATATTAAACCCTGAAATTTTTGACCGTAATTTTTACGCGTTCCGGTCAAAATATTTTTATAATGCAAACGCAAACAATCCGTTTATAAAGTTCCCCGATTGGAAGATGAAAGATGAAAAATATTTTAAACTAATTGGTGCGAACAAAACAAAACAAGAAGTGTTTGAAGACATAAATAAAATTGTATATAAATACGCGCACCGTGTGACAAAAGACGAAGCACTTGACCTTCCTGAATTAACTTTTCAAACCGTGCATGTTGAAATGGGACCGGAACAAAAAAGAATATATAAGGACATGAAAAACGACTATGTTGCTTTTTTAAAAGAAGTTGATATAAATAAAATTGAACAAGGTGAAGACGTTGAACATATGTCCGCGGACCTTGCCATTGTAAAGCTTTTAAGGCTGCAACAAATTGTGTCGGGTATATTTATCAACGAAGAAAAAGAAATAATTCGTCTTGATTCTGAAAGGAATAAAATTCTTGTTGATCTTGTTGAAAGTATTCTTGCAAACAAAGAAAGTAAAAATAAAATTATTCTTTGGTGTGTCTTCAAAGAATCGTATAAAATAATCGGTGAACTTCTTACAAAACTTGAAGTAAATCATGTCTTTTTAACAGGCGACCAAAATTATAAAGAAAAAATTGAAGCAATGGACGCGTTCAATAATGACGACGATATTGAAATAATTGTTGCAAACCAAAGTGCGGGCGGCACCGGTGTCAATTTACAAGCGGCAAATTTTGCAATCTATTATTCAAGGAACTTTTCACTTGAAGCGGACATGCAAAGTGAAGCAAGAAATCACCGCGGCGGTCAAACAAGACCGTGTACAAGAATTGACCTTGTATGCCCCGACACAATTGACGAACAAGTTCTTCAAGCTTTAAAAGATAAACAAAACATTGCTGATAATGTTTTAAAATTAGGAATATAAAATGATTTTACAACTTGGGTATAATTTAATAAATAAAAAAAGCGGTAAACAACTTTTAAAAAGCTTGCACACAAAAGAAGTTGATTGTAAGTGTGGGCACCCGCTTTGTTCTTACACTTTATTTTATGATGAAACCGCGCTTGCGTTTCAAAAAACCCGTGATGAATTCGGCGGTCCCCTGAAAATCACAAGTTTTTACCGTTGTGCAACATACAACAATGCGGTCGGCGGCGTAAAAAATTCAATGCACACACGCGGGCAAGCAACGGATTTACAGCCTTGGTATCAAACCGAAGATTTGCAAGAAGACCTTGACATTCTTGAAATCATAATGAAAAAACATTACGACTATATAAAAAGATATAACACATTTATTCACGGTCATTGCTTTAATGGTGACGTTGACACAAGGAAAAAGAAATGAAGGAAGTAAGAAAAACAGATAGGGAACTTTTATTATTGAAAACCCTTGGTAAAAAACCACAAACGACAAATGAAATTATCAAAAAGATTTTTAAAAAAGACTTAAAAGCCGGTGAAGACTTCGTTGTGAATACTCGCGGTTGGAAGTTTTATGTTCATTTAAATAAGTGCTTTGCACCAATGCAACGTAAAAAACTAATTGAACAAACCGGTTTTAAAATAGGTGAAACCGGCAAACCTGAAAAAATTTGGTCACTTGTTTAATATAACACGAATTTTTTGAATAGAAATTTCCCTTGCGGTTTCAAATTCTTCAAGGGAAATTTTTCTATTTACATATTTTTCAACCGAACCGGAAAAATTATTTAAAAGAATTTCAAGCCTTAAGTCTTCGTGACCGCGTTCGGCTTCTTTTTCTTCAATTTTATCTTCTTTCATTTATTCCCCCCCGTATTTAACTTTAAACTTTAACAATTCAAGAACAAGTTCGTCAACGGCTTCAACCGGAATTGAAATATAATTATCTGAAGTTTTAAAACTTACACCGTCGTCGTGAAATTCGCGAACGTCCAAACATTCCGCGGTCACTTCTTTGTGAACCCGCAAGTCCCAACATCTTTGCGTTTTAATTATTTTTTTAATTTTATCTTCTTTCATTTATTCCCCCCTTATAGTTTCGATTTCAATAATATTTTTCTTGTTGTTTCTTCCTTACGTTATAATTTCTAAAAGGCTGACAAAGTTTAAATATTTCTTAAATTTCGCGAACTTATCCTTTATTTATCTGCGGTATAATTTCTAAAAGGCTGACAAATTTTAAATATTTCTTAAATTTCGCGAACTTGTCATTTTATAGTAAATATGTCATAATTTCTAAAAGGCTGCCCAACATTATAATGCCTATAAAACCAATAAATATACATTATAATGTTGTTTGTTTTTGGAATACTACTAATTTATAATTAATTATGTCCATTATTCCCCCTTTCTATTTTTATTCCCCTTTGATTTCAATGCGCATAACTTGCACACCTGTAAATTTACACACGCCGTGACTTATCGGTGTTGAATTAAAACCGTAAACCGGTTTTATTCCGACACTAATTAAATATTTTTCTATTGAATAAAAACCTTTTATTTGGTGTGCCGTGAACGTGAAGAAATGCTTCCCTTTGACCCATTGCTTGCCGTAAATAAATTGTTCGTTCATTTTATTTTCCTTTGTCCCCCAAAGGGGACGGTTTAAAGTTTTATTAAGCAATTAATGCAAAATTAATTGCTTAATAAAGTCCTTTTTTTATTTGGTTTTGATATAATTTAATATCTGATTCAATTTCTTCAATTTCTGAAAAGTTATTATCATCCATAAAGTCTAAATCTTCAATTTGATCATTTGTTAATGTTGATTCATCTACAATCTTATATTCACCATAGAGAACGCCATTCTCATCAGTTATTGAAACTTTTAAGAATCTCATTTTATAGCCCCTTATGGTTTTTAAAATATTCAAATTTTCCCAATTCTTTAAATTCTGCCCTAGCTTTTTCTAATTCAGCGCCAGACTCATCTCTTAAATAATTTAACGCCAAATCAATATCTATAAATCTTTTTGTAATTAACACATCGTCCCATGAGTCATGAGAATTTAAATTTCCCATTTCGACCAATACAAAATCACTTCCTTTTATTATTCTAAAATTTCGACCATCCCAATATGATTTCTTTTTTTCAAATTCGGTTTTAATTGTTGGTCTTATTGCTTCATTCCAGATTTTTTTTAAGTCATTCATTTTTATTTTCCTTTGTCCCTCGAAGGGGACGGTTTATTTTTAAACAAAAAGTTTACAATGTTTTTTTATAACGGTGTCACCACCTTGTGAAACATAGATGTTTTTTAGTCCCCCTTTTGGTCCAAGACAAAAACAAACATAAATTTCACTGTAAAGACTTGGTTTTTTCGCGGTTGTTTTATAACTAATTATTAAACTTTTTCCGACCGATTCAATTGTGAAGTTTGCAATTGCCGTTTGACCTAAATAATCACTATATTTTGCCGTTCTTGTGGTAGCACGCAAAATCATTTTGAATTGTAGGGCGGTAACCGGAACATTTTTAATTGTCATCATTTTTAATTCCTTGGTTTGTTTCAATACCTAATAATAACACACTGAGTCTTAAATACAAGCATAAACGCATGTATTTGTTGATTTTGAACAATATCAAGCACTTAGGATATATAAAAGTTTTATCATTATATAGGGTTTTTCTTGCCATTCCGGTCGTGCTTTTATAAGGTCTTATTTTAAACATTTAACTTGGGGAAAACATGACAACACAAATTGATCAATTGCTTGTTCAAGCACAAAAAGAAATTAAACAAAAAGTTGACGCATTTTTTAAATTGAAAAATTTAATTAGTGAACAAGAAAAAGATTTGAAGGCAATGAAAAAAGACCTTATTGAATTCATGGAAAATTCAGACACACAAAGACTTGAAGGTGATACTTGCAAGGTTTCACTTGTTATAAAAGCAACGCCGTCAATGCCTAAAGAACCGCACGAAAAGAAAAAATTATTTTCTTGGGTCGCAAACAATAAAGGTCAAGACGTTCTTGACGCAATGTTGACGTTCAACTCACGTTCATTTGGTTCATTTTATAATGCCGAAGAAACCGCGGCAATCAACGCCGGTGATTTTGAATTTAAAATTGACGGTGTTGAAGAACCGCACAATGTCACGTCTTTAATGGTAAGGAAAAAATAAGAACGCCCGCTTGAACGGGAAGTAATTAAATAAAAGGAAGTAAGTTATGAGTAAGAAAAAAGTAAGTAAAAACCTTGCAGTAAAAAACGACAACGCAATTTCAACGGAATTTAAAAACATGTTTGATCAATCACTTGTTCAAAATGAATCAAAGGTTGACACCGAAGACATTTTAATTTCAAAGATTGCAGTTGTTCAAAAAATGTCAAAGGCGGTTGACGAAGGTGCCGTTGTTGGTTCTTATGTTGATTCGGTTGAAGGCAATGAATTGATTGAAAAAGGCGGGTCGCTTGATTTATTCTTTTTCGGTTATCACAAATTAATTCAAGAATTTAAAGTTGAAGGAAATGAAAAAACATATTTAAGAACCGTGAACTATGATAAAAACCTTGCGTTTGATGAAGAAACAAATGAAGGAACAATTCACCGTGACACGTGTATAAGATTTTACGCACTTTCAGTTGAAGACGTTCTTGACGGCATGGCATTTCCTTATATTGTAGAATTCAAAAGAACTTCAAGAAACGCCGGTCAAAAACTTGCAACGCAAATTGCAAAAATGTCTTCAATTCTTGGTGTTCCGTCTTATGCAAAAGTATTTTCATTGTCTGCAAAAGAACAACAAAAAGACGAACATAAATATTTTGTAAAAGAAGTTTCAATTGGTCGTGATATAAACGCCGACGAATTAAACGCGGTTGAATTGTGGGTTTCACAAGTGCAAAAAAGGCAAGCCGAAGGAACTATAAAAACCGACGAAACCGACGAAGGTGAAGCAATCAATAAACAAGCCGACGTTGTCGACGGTGAAGTTCGTCAAGGTTCACAATATTAATTAAAATTATCCCGTTCTTTCTTGTCAAAGCGTACAATTTTGAACGGGTTTTTATGGAATAAAACAATGAATAATTTACAAAAAACAAAACACACCCGATTGTTTCTTGAAGAATATGAAGAATTTTTTTCAATACATATTTCCGAAGCCTATTTATTTGTTATAAAAGAGCTTGCAAAACTTGAAACAAAATTCATAAAAGAACAAGAAGAATCACAACTTCAAATGGAATTAAAATGCACCTCACAACCAAAGATAATTTTAAAAGCACCATTAAATTCATCTTATCGAATTCCCCCGATTATTTAGCAATTGACACCGAAACAACGGGTCTTGAACCGTTTAAAAATGACCGTATATTTTCGGTTATAATATCAGACAAAAACGAAGACTATTATTTTTCTTTTAACAAAACACAAACACCGCCGGAATATTTACTTGAACAAAGTGACTTCAAACTTTTTCAAGAACTTCTTTTGTGTGCAACTATATTCATGCACAACGCAAAGTTTGACATGCACTTTTTAACAAAGGAAGGTCTTTGTTTTGACGGTGTTGACATTATCGACACAAATGTTCTTGCAAGACTTATACGTAATGACCTTTTAAGTTATTCACTTGACGCCTGTTCTTCCTACTTTTTGGGGCGTAAAAAATTAAGTGATGAAGTAAAAACATACATGACAAAAAATAAGTGTTTTACTTGGGTCCAAACCGCGGGCGCAAAAAAGCGTTCAAAGAATTTTCACTTTGATCAAGTCCCGTTTGAATTGATTTCCGAATATGGTTGTCTTGACGGTCGTTTAACTTTTGATCTTGGTATTGATTTACTTCAAGAACTTGATTCAATTATGTTGCGAACACCCGCGGGGTCACCGTGCATTTCAAATATATATAAAACGGAAATGAAGTTGACAAAAGTTTTGTTTGAAATGGAACAAACAGGCATTAAAATTGACCCACTTTATACCGCCGAAGCTTTAACACACGAAAAAAGCGAACTTCAAAGAATTGAAGACGCGTTTGAAACAATGACCGGAACACCATTCAACGACGGGCGCAAAACACTTACAAAAGTTTTTGACGAATTCGGTATTGAATACCCGACGACCGACAAAGGGAACCCGTCGTTTAAGTCCGACGTGCTTGAAGCGGTTGAACATGACGTTGCAAAACTTATACTAGACCACCGAAGCGCGTATAAAAATGCGTTTACTTATTACGATAATTTTATTCAATTAAGTGATAGTGAAAACATAATTCACACCAACTTCAGACAAGCCGGAACAACAACGGGAAGAATGTCTTGTTCAAACCCGAACCTTCAGAATGTTACTAAGAACAAAGCAACGGGAAAATTTAAAGGTCGTAAATGTTTTGTTCCGCGTGAAGATTTCTTTTTTTGCATGATTGACTACGATCAACTTGAATATAGATTAATGCTTGACTACGCGGGGGAAATGCCCGTCATAAAACAAATTCTTGAAGGTCTTGATGTTCACACCGCGTGCGCAAATACCGCGGGCGTTGAAAGACCAATTGCAAAGACGGTGAATTTTTTGACTCTTTACGGGGGCGGTGACGCAAAACTTGCGGGTGCAATTAATGTTTCAAAGGACCGCGCCGGTCAAATTAGAAACGGAATAATGTCAAAAATGCCTAAAGTAAAAGGACTTATAAAAAATGTAATTAAAACCGCGGAAAACCGCAAGTTCATTTTTAATTGGTGCGGTCGTTTGTGTCACTTTGCAAATAGAAACTTTGCGTATAAAGCACCGAACCATTTAATTCAAGGAGGCGGTTCCGATATTGTCAAAAAAGCAATGATAAACATTCACGGTTTTTTAAAAGGACACAAATCAAAAATGCTTTTAAATGTCCATGATGAAATTGTTTTTGAAATTCATGAAAACGAAACCGATTTAATTCCACAACTTGCTTCATTAATGCAAAATGCTTACCCGCATCAATATTTACCTTTGACCGTGGGTTGTGACACTTCCCGCGAATCATGGCACGACAAGGAGAATTATAATGTCTAAAAAACCCGAAACAATATTTGCGGAATTGATTGACAAAGAATTAAAAAAAGTTTTTGGAAAAAATATATGGGTTGAAAATATTCAACAAGTAGGAAAACGCGGAACACCCGACCGTCTTATTTGTTTGAACGGACACTTTATTGCGTTTGAATTAAAAGTTGAAGGCGGTGTTGTTGACCCGCTTCAATCAATTAAATTAATGCAAATTAGAAAGGCGGGGGGAATTGCTTACATTGTAAGTCCGCAAACTTGGGGTGCAATATTTGATTTTTTAAAAGTCGAATTCTTGAACGAATACCCGTAAAAATAGCCATAAATAGCCGGCGGTAGTACACGAATTTAAGTAAAAAAACATCTTAATTTGGGTCATTTCGTGCCGGAATACCTTTTATTTGCCGCTTTTTTATAATCGCACTTTTAAGAATTGTAAATGATTCAATATTATCATTTTTCACACCTTCGTCTTCGGTCACAACGTCCCAAGATGAAAAATGAACACCGTTTTTAAAGTCTTCAACAACCCAACCAACGGCACGAATTTTCATAAGTGTTTTTATACCGACGGCATGATCAAGAAATTCTAAATAATAGCATTTACCTTCAACGAATTTCATTTTTTACCCTTGGTTCTTTGGTATAATGCAACTTCACTTTCATCAATTAAAGGAACTTCAAAAACTTTTTGCCCGCAATAGTTATAAACATGTTCAAGCAATTCATTCCGTAAAATTTCCGTTTGAAATTCAAACGGGATAAATATAAAAATTATAGCTTCCCGTTCCATCGTCCGTTTTTGTTCAACTTCATTTTTATAAGTGCCGGAACGCCGTGGTCATCAATCCAACCGCACCCTAGTATAGGCTTAGGTAAATGGTTTTTACCATAGTCAAACGCCCTATGCTTGTAATCAATAAGGCAACCGACAAACATGTCAAAGCGGTCGGTCGTCGGTGTATGAAACCAATTAATATTAAATTTTCCGTGAAAGTGTCCTTGAATTGCAGACATTCCCATTTCTTTGCAAAGTTTTCCAATTGCACCGGTTTTTCCATGACAAAGATAAACGGGACCGCGTAAAGTTTTTAAAATTATTTCTTCATTCCACAACCATTTGACGCCGTATAAATCTTGTAAACTTTTTAAATATTCAAGGGGAATTCCTTCGGCGTGAAGTCTGCGATATATTAAACTTCCGTGATTCGAGTCAAGGACGTCAATTTTTGGGAATATTTTTGCAAGTTCTTGAATATCTTCAATGGCTTTTTCAAGTTCCGCGCTTGCATTAAAAATTTCAGTTGAAGCCGAACTTTTATGAAATGAAATAGCGTGCCCGTCCGCTTCGTCACCAATATGTAAAACAATGTCGGGGTCAAGTTCTTCTTTTATTTTTTCAAGAAATTTAATTGTGTCGGGGTGTGAATAAGGAAAATGTGTGTCACTTATAATTAAGACGGTCTTACCTGAAGCGCGTATTATCTTTCCATTAAATGCGTGAAGGTTTTCCAAGCTTGAACTTCCTTGTCCAATTTATAACATGCTTAATTTTAAGCTATTTACATGATTTATTCAAATTCAAGATATAATTCAAAATCATTGTGTTATCTTCAAAACTATAAGCAATTAAACCGTCATTTTTTACGCATGAAACACTATTTTTTTCAATTCGACAAAAACCCTTTTTGTCCGGTAAATAAATAAAAGACTTCGGTTGTCTTGGAAGTTTCGGTTTGTGTTGTGTCGTAACACAAGCACTAAAAAACGTGCTATAAAAGATTACGAAAAGCGTCTTCATTTGACAAATTCCCTTGAATTCTTGTTTCGGGTTTTGAAAGTTCTTCACTTGATTGTATAATTTTTTTATGTATTTTATTTATTGTTTTTTTGTGAAGTTCTTCTTGAATATATACAAATAATAGTTTAAAAAGATATGTACATAATTTTAAAAGAACACTAACAATGATTTTTTGTATCATTTAAAACCGCCAACGCAAGGACTAGGAGCCACAAACCCAAGCATTGACGGCGGGTTCTTCCGTAAACCCTTAAATATTTTCTTCATCTTTTTCTTCATCTTTTTCTTCATCTTTTTCTTCAGGTTTTAAATAAGTCTCAAGTAATTTATCGACACCTTTAAAAATTACATCGTCAATTTTACTTTCAGAATCAAGAACCTTTTTTTCAAGAAACGGTTTTAAACTTGTTTCATATGCCGACCAAAGAACCTTTTCCCATTGCATACTTTTAAAAATTTCTTTTGCGGTTTCTTTTAATAGTTCCCACATTGTTTTTTTCATTTTATATTCCTTTATTGTAAAAATTTACCTTTTATATAAGCACCGATTAAACCAAAGAAGGCTGAAAATGTTGCAAGCTTTACTTTCATTGTTGATAGTTCTTTATTTAATTCTTTTATATCTTCACGAATCAATTTGATTTCTTCAAGAATTATTTTATCAACGTCATTCATGTCATTCGTTCCCTAAAAACTTCCCGTTTTTATCATAAGACCATTGTGAAAGTTCAACACCAACAAGTTCAAGTTCAAGCGTTTCATAAGAATACGCAAGTTCATGACCTATGGGGATTTCAACCGCGGGTTCCGCGCCGTCACCAAAGTCATGTTCAACCGTCGGAATGTCTGCAACCGTTTGCGGTGATGAAGTTAACATAAAAATTTCTTCCCGTTCTGTTTTTTTCTGTTCAAATTCGGAACTTCTTACAAAATCACCTTCGGCAACTTGCGCTTCGTCATGACGACACACTTTAATTTTTCCGGCTTCGGAATCACAATCAATTTTATTTTTTTTGTGTTGTTCGATTTTACCTTCAAGTAAATCTTTTTTTGATTCTTCAACTTTGTAAACGGTCAATTGATCTTTTGTAATTTCTTCACCGTATTGTCTTGTAAAGTGATTAGGTAAAAATTGAAGAAAATCGTCTTCATGTTTGTTCAACCAATAGTGCCCGTGTGTTGTTCCTTTTACATCAACTTCTATTTTAAACATAAGTTTTCCTTTTTTATGAGACTATTAATTCACTTGGTAAATTGTTTTTTGGTATAGGGTACAATGCGACCGTCCATGCGTGTGAACCCGAATGAAGTGTGTACGCAGTAATTGACACCGTGCCGCCGTAGCCCGTAATAGCAGACGCCGCAGTCGCGTGCGAGACAGATAAGTATATACCGTTCAATAATACGCCATTCCATCCGTTTGTAGTACGTACCGCGTAGTAAGTACCTCCTGACGACCCCGTAGGAGCTACAGACACCGTTGTTATACTATCACCCGCAACGACCCATTGACTGCAAGTATTGGAGCAAGCGCCGCCCGAAGAATTTGTTGAAAAATATTGCATGGCGTTCGCCGCCGTAAAATAAGCTGCGCCCGCCGCGGAATGAGAGGTCACCGCCACAATATGCCCGTATTTATTTGCGGGCACGGTATAGCCGCCCGACCCGCCAACGGTTGATTCCGGAATCGGTAAAATATTTTGATTTGTTGAACTCATAAAAAAATCCTAAGTTAATGATAAAAGTAATGTTGTTGGTAAACCTTCGGGAACTTCCAAAATGTCCATTGTCAAAACGGTGTCTGCGTCAACGCCGCCGACCGCAAAAGTTGCGGCGGTGTCTGTTTGTAAAAATCTTTCACCGATTCCTAAAGAAACATCTTGCGGATTGTGTTCAAGTCGCGGACGTTGTATAAATATAGTTCTTACTTCACGCGCAACACGACCTTGCGCCGCTTGATTTTCACCTACGGTTTCGGCTTCAATAACAATATTGTAATTTGAAAAACCGCCGCGGTTTACTTCCACAA